CAGAAACCATGCTTTCAAAGAGTATGGATATGGCCCTCCTAACCCTGATGAACCGAATCATGCGTTTTGGCTAAAGAAAGCCAAGATGTACAAAGCCCCTACCAAAGATATTATGGATATGCGTTGTGGCAACTGTGCCGCATTTATCCAGACTCCAAAGATGATGGAGTGCATCAAGGGTGGCTTAGAGGCAATGAATACTTCTGAAAAAGAGTTGTCCTACGATCAGCAGTTTATTGATGCGGCAAATCTAGGATTTTGTGAACTTTTCCACTTTACTTGTGCCGCTAAACGCACCTGTGACGCATGGAAATCGGGTGGCCCAATAACTAAGGATTGAGTATGGCAACGGATAATAAATTTGTAGGAATGAACAATACGGCAGGTGAGTTTGTTGGGATGCTATTTCTCGCTAGAGATATAACCCATCGCATCCACCTCAAAACCCTATCTTTTGCTGAACACAAGACTTTGAATGAGTTTTATGAGGCAATCATTCCGTTGGCAGACGACTTTGCCCAACAGTTTATGGGTCGCTATTCCATTCGCTTAGACATTCCTTATGTGAACAACAAGTACAAAGGTACTGTCTCAGAAGTCTTGCGTCAGGAAATGGAATGGATTGAGGGAAATCGCCAACAGATCGTTCCTCGTACAGAGACTGCTTTGCAAAACAAGATTGATGAAATCGTTGCTTTGTACCAAAACACCCTTTATCAACTTACCCTTCAGTAAGGAAAAATCATGAGTACCTTCCAATTAGACCCAAACCAAGTTGCCTATGGCGTGGCAAGCAATGGCACAACTCAAGTGGCAACAGTCACAACCTCAAACGTTCAGATGACCGCTTTTGGTGCAAACACCACAATGATTCGTATTGCTTGTTCTCAAGGCCATTGCCATTATGCAATTGGCACTAGCCCAACAGCAAGCATTACAACTTCAGCAATGATTCCACAAAATTGTGTGGAAATCGTCAAAGTCACGCCTGGTCAAAAGATCGCATTTATCAAAGATGCGACTATTACCACTTCAACTGTTTCTGTAACAGAACTTATCTAAGGAGTATCCATGAAAGCACCTAAGATGGCTAAAGTTGGCAAGGTTATGAAAGAGTACAAGGCAGGAAAACTGCACTCTGGCTCAAAGAAAGGCCCTGTCGTTAAGTCTCAAAAGCAAGCCGTTGCTATCGCTTTATCTGAGGCTGGCATGAGCAAACCAAAGAAGAAGAAAATGAGTGGTGGCTATGGCTACTAAACAGGGCTTGTATGCCAATATCCATGCTAAACAGGCAAGGATAAAGGCTGGCTCAGGTGAGAAGATGCGTAAAGTTGGTAGCAAAGGCGCACCAACTAAACAAGACTTTATTGATTCTGCTAAAACAGCGAAGAAGACAAAAAAGGTGAAGTGATGAAAACTCCTGCTTGGCAACGCTCCGAAGGTAAAAACCCTAAAGGAGGGTTGAACGAAAAGGGAAGAGCATCTTATAATGCGACAACTGGTGGAGACTTGAAACCGCCAGTTAAATCAGGGGATAATCCCCGTAGAGCAAGTTTCTTGGCTCGAATGGGCGGTGCAAGTGGCCCTGAGTACAAGAATGGTGAACCGACAAGACTGCTTCTTTCTCTTAAGGCATGGGGGGCTTCCTCCAAGGCTGACGCAAAGGCAAAAGCAAAAGCGATTTCTGCGAGAAATAAAGGGAAGAAGTAATGGCATTACCTACCTATCTAGATTTGGTTAACGATGTTTTGGTTCGTATGCGTGAACCAGAAGTTACTACTGTTGCTGAAAACACAGTCTCAAACCTTGTTGGCAAGTACATCAATGATGCCAAACGTCAGGTATCTGATGCCTATGATTGGGATGCTTTTAATACCCCAATTACTGTAAGTACGATTGCTAATACAACTGGCCCATATAGCATTACGGGTGCTGGGGTTCGTTTTAAGACTATGGATGTGATTAACACCACTAGTTTTTATGAGATGCAACCTTTGTCTCATGCTAATTACGATTCGTTTTACTATACAACGCCTACTCCTACAAAGGGTTTGCCAATGTATTACTCTATTAAGGGTGTAGATACAAATGGCGATATTAAGGTCAACTTTTGGCCTGTTCCTGATGCCGTGTATAGCATTCGGTTTAGCCTGATCGTTCCTGAAGCAGATTTCACGACAGATACATCTACCACTTTGTTGGCAAAAGAACCTATTGTTTTGGGTGCATTTGCTAGGGCATTGGTTGAGCGTGGCGAAGATGGTGGTCTGAGTAGTTCAGAAGCCTATGCCATGTACAAGTCTTGTATGTCTGACCTGATTGCTTTGGAATTGGCTAGATCGCCTGAAAACGACACATTTGAGGCTGTCTGATGGCAGAAGCAGTACAAGCCTACTCGATTACAGCCCCAGGCTTCTATGGGCTAAACACCCAAGACTCGTCTTTGGACTTGGCTAGTGGCTTTGCACTTATTGCGAATAACTGTGTAATTGACCAATATGGACGTATTGGGGCTAGAAAAGGCTGGACAAAGGTTAATTCTGTTGTCAATACTGACTTATCTACCAATGACATTACCTCGATTGGTGAAGTGGTAACTGCTGATGCTACCTCTTACACCATCATGGCTGGTAACAATAAACTCTATAAATTGAGTGGCTCAACCATTGTTACCCTTACCTATGGGGGGGGAGGTACTGCCCCCACTATTACTGCAAGCAATTGGCAGATGGTTTCCTTGGCTGGCGCACTTTATCTGTTTCAGTCAGGATACGATCCTTTGGTCTTTGACCCTGCCTTGTCTACAACCACGTTTAGACGCATTAGTGAATTGTCAGGCTATGCTGGTACTGTTCAGTTGGCTAACACGGCTCTGAGTGCCTATGGAAGGCTTTGGACGGCAGATGTAACGTCAGACAAATTAACTGTTCAATGGTGCGATACCAAGTTGGCAAACAAATGGAATACAGGTACTGCGGGAACGCTAGATACCACTACTGTTTGGCCTAAAGGTGGCGATGTAATTATCGCTTTGGGTGCTCACAATGGCTTTTTGTTCATCTTTGGTAAGAACAATATCTTGGTTTACCAAGGTGCGACAACGCCATCCACCATGACTTTGCAAGATGTAATCACGGGAATTGGCTGTGTGTCTAGGGATTCCTTGGCTTACACGGGTACTGATCTGATATTCTTGTCATCCACGGGTGTGCGTAGTGCCTTGAGGACTATCCAAGAGAAGTCTATGCCCTTGCGAGACTTGTCTAAGAATGTCCGTAATGACCTGATTACTGCTATTGCTGGCGAGTCTTTACCTACCATTAAGTCTGTATACAACAGTAAAGAAGCAATTTACTTGTTGACTTTGCCCGTATTGAAGTCAGTCTACTGCTTTGATATGAAGGGTACTTTGCAAGATGGTTCTTCTAGGGTTACAACTTGGGACTCAATTGAACCTAAATCCTTGTTGACCAAACAAGATGGTACTTTGTACATCGGTAAAGGGGGCTATCTTGCTACCTATTCTGGTTATAACGATGATACCGCCATATATCGTTTTCAATATTTTACGAACCATACTGATCTTGGTACGCCCTCTGCTACGTCTATTCTAAAGAAACTTAGGACTGTGGTGATTGGTGGTAGCAATCAGTATGTAACTTTTAAATGGGGTTACGACTTTACTGGTAATTATTACTCACAGTCGGCTAAAATTCCTACTCAGTCTGTTTCATATTATGGTATAGCCGAGTATGGAGCAAATGCTACTGTGGTTGCAGAATACTCTGGTGGCGTGACTTTGCAGACATTGAGTGTTTACCCAACTGGTTCGGGCAAGGTTATCCAAACTGGTTACGAGGCAGACATCAATACTTTCCCGTTGAGCATCCAAAAGATTGAGATATTTGCCAAAGAAGGCAAGATTTATTAAGGAACTGTCATGTCAGATTACACCAAAGCAACCAATTTCGCCAGTAAGGATAGTCTTTCCTCTGGCAACTCCTTAAAGATTGTTAAGGGTACTGAGATTGATACAGAGTTCAATAATATTGCTACTGCCATTGCTACCAAAGCAGATTTATCTGGGCCTACCTTTACGGGTACGCCTACATTGCCTACTGGAACAATTGGAGTAACGCAAAGTTCCTCAGATAGTTCTACTAAGTTAGCAACTACTGCGTTTGTACAGGCTGTTTTACAGACTTTGTATCCTGTTGGTTCAATCTATACAAACGCTACATCAAGCACTAACCCTGCTACTTTGATTGGCTTTGGTACTTGGACGGCCTTTGGTGCAGGTAAGGTTATGGTTGGCTTGGATAGTGGCGATGCCACATTCAGCACAGTAGGCAATACTGGTGGCTCTAAAGATGCCATTACTGTTAGCCATACCCATACTGCTACTTCTACTGTTACTGATCCAACGCATCGCCACAATGTTGGTTCTAATGACTCTACAGCAAATGATGGTGGAAATCCAAATCAAGAGTTTGTGCGTGATTCAGGATCAGGAAATGGCCCAACAACCTACACAAACTACGCATCAACAGGTATTTCTGTATCAACAAGCATTGCTTCTACTGGTTCTAGCGCAACTGGTGCTAACTTGATGCCTTATGTGGTTGTCTATATGTGGAAACGCACAGCATGATTACGCATCACTTTACTGATGGACTGTATGCCAAGGAAACGCATATTCAGGCGGGGCAGATGCTTATGCAACACAAGCATAACTACTCCCATTTTGGGATTATTGCCAAAGGTAAGGTTGTGATTGTTAAAGAGGGTGACATTCAGATTGTTGAAGCCCCTGCTTGCATTGATATTAAGGCTGGTGAGAATCATGGCGTAAAAGCCATCACCGATGTGGTTTGGTATTGTGTTCATGCTACTGACGAAAAAGACCCGTCAAAAGTAGATGAAGTTTTAATTAAAGGGGAATAATATGCCTTGGATTCCAGCGGCGATAGGTGTAGGCGGTAGTCTTGTAGGTGGACTAATGGCAGGTGATTCTGCTCGTAGTGCCGCCAATACTTCTGCTAATGCTCAGTTACAAGCGGCTCAAATTGCGGCTGAAGCGGCTAAGTTCCGTCCAGTTGGTGTTACAAGTCGTTATGGCACATCACAATTTACAACAGATGCCCAAGGTAATTTAACTGGCGCAGGATATAACGTATCTCCTGAGTATCAAGCCTATCAACAACAGTTATCTGGTTTAATGGGAAATCAATTACAGCAAGGATTAAATGCTCAACAGCAATATCAACCTTTAACTAGTGCGGCAGGTGGCCTATTTAATCTTGGTCAGCAGTATTTGGCACAGTCTCCTGAACAGGCGGCTCAACAATACATGACTAATCAACAGGCTTTACTTGCTCCTAGTCGTGAACGTGAGTCTGCTTTGCTAGCAAACCAATTATCCAATTCAGGTCGCACAGGATTGTCCGTGGCACAAGGCGGTGGATTGTTATCTGCTAATCCTGAACAATCTGCTTTGGCTAATGCAAGGGCTATGCAAGACCTTCAATTGGCGGCAAATGCCACTCAGGCTGGACAACAACAAACTGCTTTTGGTGCAGGGTTGTTTGGCACAGGTGCTAATTTACTTGGTAGTTACCAACAAGGGCAAGTTGGTGCATTGTCTCCATTCCAAAATACATTAGGCATACAAACTGGCATAGAAAACCTTGGTCAAAGCAATTTGACATTGGGTGCTGGTTTAGGTGGTCAATCTGCCGCTTATGGCGCAAGATCAGGTGATTTCACTTATCGTGGTGGAGTTGGTGCGGCAAACACAATGCAACCTGCTAATGCGTATAACCCTTATGCAACAGCATTGATTAACGCATCTACCAATCCTCAACTGCAACAAGGTATAGCGAACAGAGTCAATACTAATTGGATGACAGGAACTGGTGTTATTCCTCAATCAACATTTACTGGTGGGATAACTCCTAGCGAATTTTCCAATTATCAAAGCATGGGTATATTTTAAGGAGTAACCAAATGGCAGATTCAATAGTAGGTGGTTTGTTTGGTATGACTCCTGAGATGTACCAGCAACAACAAAGTCAACAAGCATTAAATCAAGCGGCTCAATTGGCTCAACTTGATCCATTTTCCCTTGCTAAAACAGGCATTGGTTATGGTGCTAATCGTTTAGCGGGTGCTATCGGTGGAATGTTGGGTGGTCAAGACCCACAGTTACAAATAATTAGCGCAAGAAATGCTGTAATGCGTGAGGTTGACCCTAATAATCCTAATTCATTGCAAAGTGCAATACAAAAGTTGTCTGCGGCAGGAGATCAGGCTGGTGCTTTGCAATTGTCTGACTATTTAAGAAAAGCACAGGGTGATTACGCTTTAATTCAGCAAAGAACTGCTGAGAAGATGACTAATGAACAACGCAACGCTTTGTCGTATGCGGCTTCTATTGCTCCTCAAGGTTCTCCTGAATTTAATCAAGCCTATCAAACAAAACTCAATGAGTTGATAACAAAACCAGAAGCGACATCCAATGAGATGAAAAATGCTTATGCGTTTGCTAAGTCTAAGTTTGCAGTTGGTTCTCCAGAGTTTAATGAACTTTATAGTAATGAACTAGCAAGATTGACAACAAAAGAAACTGCCCCATCAATTGATAAAGTTGGAATTGCTGAGTCAACTCGTGAGCCTGTTTATTTTGATAAAAAGGCAAATGAACAGTTTATTATGAAGGCAGATGCAACGGGTAAGATGGTTCGAGTTCCTTATAGTGGTGGAATTGACCAAACAACATCTAAGACAAATTTAAGTGTTTCTCAAAAGCAAGAAGAAGAATTCTCTAAACGTAGGGGCTTTAAACAGGCTGATGCTCTTGATGAAGCAACTGCTTTGGCTAGAGGTGGTTCGCTTGCATTGAATTCTATTGGTGCAATGAAAGAACAAAACGCTACTGGTCAACTGTTTACTGGCCCATTGGCTAATTCTTATGTTGGTGCTACTAACCTTTTGGCTAGTATTGGTTTGCTTAGTAAAGAACAAACTGGAAAACTTACCTCATCACAGGTTTACGACAAGAGTGCAAAAGACCTTGTTATGCAAGACTTGGGTGGCAAGTTAGGCGCACAAATATCAGATGCTGACAGGAAGTTTGTTGAAGATCGTATTCCGCAACTTACAACTAGCGAAAAGGCTAGAACTGAGTTGCTCAATAAGATGGAAGAAATACAGCGTGGCAAAATTGATTACTATAAGAAAATGAATCTTCATGCTAATAAGTATGGAAACTTGAATGACTTTGATTTTTCAGAAAAGTATTCTGGTAATTTAACTACCCCATCCACAACTCCATCTAAAACATCCAAATATGCCGATGATTTAGTAAACAAATACTTACCTAAAAAGTGAGATAAATATGGCTACTTATGAACAAGTAATTGAGGCATTGCGTATTGCAGATGCCCAAGGTAATGTTGAAGATGCTAAGGCTCTAGCAGTAATTGCAGATGCTATGCGCCCTCAAGTGGCTGAACAACAACCAGTTGCCTCTACTCAAGAAAGAACTATTCCTCAAGAGATTGGTAGGCAAGCAGGGTTGGCTGGTAGGGCAATAATTTCTGGGTTGTCTTCTCCAGTAACGGCTATGGGTGATTTTGCCCAAGGTGCGGCAAATCTTGCAAGAATTGCAACTGGGAAACAAGCCGTACAAATGCCATTTCTTCCAACCTCTCAGGTTCAACAAGAAGGTTTAACAGGAATGGGTTTTCCTACTCCTGAAACTACTTCTGAAAAAGTTGCTCAAGTTGGTATGCAAGGAGTTGCATCATTGCCAACAATGAAGCCAATGATGCCTAGTGTTGGTCAAAATTTAGTGCGTGAGATTCCTGCGGCTATGGTCGCTCCTATGGCGGCTCAACCTGTTGCAGAACAAGTTTACAAATTAACAGATAGTGACTTAGCGGCAACTGTTGCTGGTCTTGGCGTTGGCTATGTTGCTGGTGGTATGGCTGGTAAGGCTGGTAGCAAATGGGAACAGCGTGGGCAACCAGTTTTGACTATGGATGAAGTCAAACTAAGAGCAAGTCGTGCTTACAACAAAGTTGAGCAAGCGGGAATTGAGTTAAATCAACAAAGTTCATTGAATTTATTGAATGATGTCAAAGATAGTCTTAATAAGGCTAGATATTTGCCAGAAAAAGATACTGATGTACGGGTTGTCTTATCTGAGTTCGACAAGATTGTTGGTCGTGGCAATGTTTCATTTGGCAATGTAGATCAAATGCGCCAGATTGCAAATGATTTAAAGATGAGTAAAGAGCCAAATACACAAAGACTTGGCAGAGATATGGTTTCAACAATTGATTCTTATATCTCAAGATTAAGCCCAAATGATGTTACTTCTGGTGCTGGTGGTATTGATGAAACAGTAAAAACTATCATGCAAGCCCGTAAAGATTGGAGAAATCTAAGTCGTGCAAGCACATTGGAAGATATATTAAATGTTGCTGATGTAAAAGCAGACAATCCAAATGCAAATTTAAGTGATTTGATTAGACAAGGATTTATCAGATTAGCGTCTGATCCTAAAAAAATGTCTGGATTTACACCTGATGAACAAAATGCAATTCGTTCTGTTTCCAAGGGTGGTTCAGTAGATCCATTACTTAACTTTGTCAGCAAGTTTGATCCAACTAAGCGGTCTATCTTGTCGGCAGGAACTATGTTTGGTGCATACAACAAGCCAGAGATAGGAGTTCCATTGATGATTGCTGGAACTGGTGCTGATGCTATGCAAAACTTCTTGCGTCAACGAGCCGCACAAAAGGTTTCTCAAGGGTTACTTTCTGGAACTATTCCTAAACCTCAACAAAACATGGGGTTAACTGGATTACTATCTGCGGCATTTGCTAGACAACAACCTGTGCCTCCACAGGAGTAAACCATTGATCCTTTCAGCCTCCTCCTCCTTGCCCAAGGCGCAGTCTCTGCCATCAAGTCAGGCTGTGCAATGCTCCATGAAGGGCGCATGGAACTGGAGGGTGCTAAGAAGACAATTGAAGGTGTCATGGCTGATGTCAAGGCCATCAAGGGAATCTGGGATTGGATTGTTGGACTCTTTAACCCAAAACCCAAGTCCAAGTCAGAAGATGCCCCCAAGCCTTTGGCGAAAGCGAAAGCCGCTTCCAAGAAGCAACAAACTTATGAAGAAATCGAGTTACAAACCATCAATGAAGTGGGAGTCCAACTTGGCAACTTCTTTGACATACAGGCTCAATTAAACGACTATTACGCCTCTCTAGAGGCAGAATCAAAGGAACACTATGACCCAAATCAAAACACTTCTAAAAAGGCTATTGAACGTGCCTTGGTGGAACTCCAAATGGAAAACCTTGATGCACAAATTCGGGAGCAAATGACTGTATATGCGCCTCCTGAATTGAAGGCAATATATACAAGGTTTCTGAAGATGTATGCAAAGATTCAGCAAGAACAGGAATGGGCTAGGGATGAAGAAATAAGGAAGACTAGACGGGCGAGATGGGCAAAAGAGCAAAGGGAGATTGACTTTATCTACTTTGTCTCAGGTCTAGTTGGTGTGGCTTTTATCTCTCTAGTGATGGGATGGATAATGTGGCAGGTAAAGACAATGACACAATCAAGTTTGTTGCTAGGATAATGGTGCAAGTAGCACTATGTCTTGTCATTGCTGTAACATTTCTAGCGTATATTGAGACATTGTGGATGAAGGCTGAGATCAAGCGAGAAGCCAAGGAATTGAGAAAGTTAAAAAGGGAAATCAATGAGATTCGTAATGCTCCTGTTGTTCCTGCTGGTGGCGTGTGATGACAGGGTGAGGTATTTCTGCCAAGACCCTAAGAACTTCTCTGCCAAGCGTTGTCAGCGTCCTGACTGCCAATTTAGTCAAGATTGTCCAGATTATTTAGTCGCCCCAATTCTTGAAAAACAAACAATAGTACCAGCGCAAACTTCATCGGAGTCACAAAAATGAGATTTGAAATCAAGACTGTTGAGGAACTGGTAATAATCATTCAAGCATTTGTGTGGGCATTTGTGGTAATTGTCCTTATGTTTGTCTTTGGTGGAATCGTTAGTTCAATGCTCTATTCGGTCATTTTCGTGAGTCAGCCAATCAAGACTATGGCTCCAATTGACCAAGCATTCACCAAAATGCTCAACGATATTGTCTTAATCATGGCAAGCAGTATCACCACAATTGTCAGTATGTTTGCGGTCAACAAAGGTTCTAAAGCCTTGGCAGAAAAGATTGCTCCCGCTGTTTTGACAACACCGCCTCCAAGCGCACCACAAGCAGTTCCTTCTAATGATTTGCCAGTATGGGTAAATCCTCCGCTAGATGAGGAATGGAGAGCACCACCACCGCCTACTACTCCACCTGACTATATTGACCCTGCCAAGGAAGAAATAGCCAATGAACGGGCTTTAGCAAAGGCTGAACAATGATTCCAAATCCTTGGGTTATCTTAGGCGTTCTATTGGCTTTGGCTGGTTTCTATGGCTATGGACACCATAAAGGGTGGGCTGATCGAGACATTGAGATGCAGTCAGAGATTGCTGTCAAGAACGAGGAAGCCCGTGTAAAAGAGCAAGAATTAACTAAACAACTTACTGAAAACTCAACTAAATTGATGGAGGCAAACAATGCCATTACTGAAAAACAGTCTAGTCTTGATCGTGCTATTCGTGCTGGTAGGGTGCGCCTCCCGTCCACAAGTTGCGTACAAACCAGTCCAAGTGCCGCCCCTTCCAGTGGAAATAGCAACGCCCAGACCAGTGAATCTGATGGAGAGGTACTTAGGCTTATTGGAGAAATCATCTCCCAAGGAGACAGGAACACCGCCCAACTCAACGCCTGTATCTCAGCCTACGAAGCCGTAAGGAGTCAGGTTAATTCACAGGTGCGCTAGGATGATAAATGCGTTTTGCGGAAAGATATGTTTCATTGGCAAGTTCAGCAGTATCAAAGTTTCCAAGATTTTTTTGAACTTTGTTTACAGTGATATGAGCCTGCCATTTATTCGTATTTTTATTAAAAGAAACGCCAAGATAAGGATTTTTCCCTCTAGGTTTTCTTTGATTTTGCAAGTTTTCAGAAGCAGTCACAGTTCTCAGGTTATCAATCCTGTTGTCAGTCTTAATTCCGTTAATATGATCTATTGCTCTTTGTGGAAAGGTTTTATGAACAAACATCCAAGCAAGTCGATGTGCAAGAAACTTTTGCCCTTTAATGGTGATATGTATATATCCTCGATTGTGAGGAGTTCCAGCAATACTTCCAGCAGGAACTTTACTATTTACTCTAATTTTCCAAGTAAATTTTCCTGTAAATGGACAATAATCCAAGATTTTTTGAACGTAGGTAAAATCAATATTGCTCATGCTGTTGCATCCCTTATGCAATGGTTGAGAAGTAGTGGCTCGGTGTTGACGCATCGGGCCATTGCGCCATTATAGGAGATGAAGATGGTTAATGCTGAAAAACTTGCAAAGTTACATATTGATGCCGAATGGGTTGATCCACTAAACGAAGCATTTGATAGATTCGCAATCATTACCAATAATCAAAAAGCAATGTTTATTGGACAGTTATCGCACGAATGTGGAAACTTTAAGGTTTTATCTGAAAACCTCAACTACAAGGCGGCAACGCTAATGAAATTGTGGCCTAAAAGGTTTCCCAATTTGGAGAAAGCCAATGAATATGGTGGAAATCCTAAAAAGATCGCAAATATGGTCTATTCTTCTCGCATGGGCAATCGTGACGAAAATTCTGGCGATGGTTATCGTTTCCGTGGGCGTGGATGTATTCAACTTACTGGTTACTCAAACTATTTCCATGCTGGTAAAGCATTGGGTGTGGATTTTGGTCTTGAGCCTGACCTTGTTGCTACTCCTAAGTTCGCCGCACTTACTGGGGGATGGTTTTGGTCTACCCACAACTGTAATGCTCCAGCGGATGCCCTTGACTACACTAAAGTAACCAAGATAATCAATGGTGGCACGATAGGGCTAGATGACCGCATAAAGCACGTTCAACAGGCTCTAGCGGTCTTAGGTTAGTCTTTGTCCCAACTAATGTATAGGACTGCACCTATAACGATAACACCGATGCAGACACCTATGCCAAGCAGAACAATGATGGTAAGTAGGCTTTCCATCACTTAATCCTGTTCTTGATTACATCCTCAAAGCATTTAAAGAGGGTTAGGACTGCACTTACAAAGGCAGGTGCAATCATTCCTGCTACAAAGATTAAGACTTCACTCATGGTTTTGCCTTTAAAACTCGTTGTTGTTTGCCTGACATACCCGCCCTTGTCAAACCCGTATCCTCAATATACCCCTTTTCTAGCAATCCTTTAAATCTTGCCGTGACGCTAGAGTAGGGCTTTCCTGGCAGTTTTGCCAACACCTCATCTTGGATACAGCCATCAGGGAATGTGGCAATAGTCTGGTAAACCAACTGTTCTAGGCTAGTCGTGTTGACCAGTAATGCCGCTTGTTTGCTCGTTGGTGGCGAGTCTTTCCTTGCCAACTTAAATGCGGGTGAACCAAAGAACTTTTCTACTCCACCGCCAAACCATGTTTTGTCTAATAAACTCATTTGTGAATCCCTATTAAAACTCATTTGTGAACTCCTGTTAATTAAGTTAGTGGGTACTTGCTTACGCTTTCCCCATTGATATATCAGAATGGGATTAGATCGTCATCCAAGTTTTTAGGCATAGGCTTGCTTGCTGGTGGCTGTGCATCCCGTGGAGATACTGCCAAACCAAGAAATTTGCCATTCTTTCCTTCTTTTACCCATGCTGATAGCCAATATTCTTGACCATCTACCATCATGTTCCCTTTATAATTAGGTGCTTTCTCGTTGTCTTTTTTATCATTGGCAAAAAGTACGCCGCTGTTATCACGTTTTTCCATATTAAACCTCTATCTTATTTACTTTGTTAACTTTGTCGTCTAGTTCGGCTAAGAACTTAACAACCTCTTTTTCCAACTTTGCAATGTAGTCATCATCACGATTTATTCGCTTAACAACTAACTGCAAATGCTCTGGAAACCTTGGGTCATAGGAGCATAAGTCTGTATAACTACGCCCTGTTACTGCCATCTGCCATTGAACTTGAGGCATATATTGGTCATCAATACCACCTAATATGCTTTCCAAATGCGTGTGGCTCATGGGTGCTTTGAGTTCAACTAAACCATCGTCCATCACCAATCCATCAGGACTAGCACCAGACATAGGGATTGTTGGATGATCTATAAACGCCACCTGCTCAACAAGGGTGCTTGCATATCCCTCGTATTTTGCTCTGGCAAAAGGCTCTTGCTCCGTTCCCCAAGTCATAGCATCGTTGGTATAAGATTCTGCTACTGTATTGGTGATTCGCTCCAATAACAATTGCGTCATGTACTTGTCTCTGCTTGTTGAATAGCCTGTTTTAGTAATTGCAATTACGTCTTTGATTCGACTAGCAGTAACTTTGCCAAGTCGCAAAGCGAACCATTCTGGACTACCTTGTTCTACTTCACTCATTTCAGCCCCTTCTTCTTTGCATCTTTGGCGGCAATCATTTTGGTCTGCCATGCCTTGTTTCCATCGGTAGCCGCAAACGCCTCGATGTAGATGTTCTTTAGTTCGTCAACTGTTGTAGTGGCTTCAATGGCGGCAATGTAGTCAAGCATCCTCCCTTCATCAGGAGTACCTTCCTCTACCGCTTTAGAGCCTGTTGTAGCGTCTAACGCATCATGCTCGACTATGTGTAGCACCGACACCCAAAGGTAGCGGGAAAGGTAGGTTTGCACAGCACCAAGGTTTTGCACTTCATGGCAACCTTTAAGGGCGGCTGAAGACATAGGACTTGTGAAGACGATGATCTCGTCAGGCTTTTCCGTATTGACAACAATGAACTCAGCAATCTCTTTTCCAAAGCGAATGATGGAAGTAAGACCTACCTCGTTAAATATTTCAATTGCGGGGATTACGAAATCACCTAACTCAAAATAGTTGTAGCCAGCAAACTTGTTGTGACCAGACTTCTTGAGGGCTTTCTTGTGGAACTTGGCTCGTGCCTCATTCAGTTTTTGATATACATTCATTCTTAACTCCTATTTTGTTGACTCTGTTTAACTTGCTGTTCACCTATCCAATGACTGAGCATAACCAGATCATTCTGTATTGCGCTTATGTCTTGGATAAATCCATCATACTTGCTGTTCAAGCATTTTTTATCTAAGTTTTTCACCGATTGTTCTATCCTCATTAGTATGGTTGAGTAGTCGTTCAAAAGTATCTCCAAATAGCAACTGCAATCATGCTGAGAACAGCAATCAATGCAAATAAAACGGGTATGTCGTGTATGTTGGGTGCGCTGTAAAACGGCCCTTCAATAATGTTTTCGTTGACATAATCTTTTGGGTATGCCTCACGCAAAGAACGTGGAAACATACGGGTTGTTGGGTTGAAATCATCCATTTAAAATCTCCTGTGCAATTTCCTGTCTACAGTCGTTATCAAGATACTTGAACTCGACAAAGTGGTTTTCATGGCAACAGCCAATCTTCTCACCCTGTGGTTGCAAGCAGTAGCAACAATAGTAAACATCTGCTTGATCTTCATAGATGGCTTGTAGTTCATCTTGTATTTTCATACATCACCTCTTGCTCTAATTGCTTGGGCTATTGCATTTGCTTGGAAATGTCCACTCCACTCATCTGCTATCAATGCACACGCTTCACGCTCTTTCTCTGCTACCAGTTTGGCAAACTCATACAAAGGCATCATGTTGTTTGCGGGGTTATCCCATCCACACTTTATAGCCAATTTAATGATTTCATCTTGTGTCATTTTGCCTCCAGAACTTTGATGCGTTGCTCAAGTTTGGCAACCAAGGTTTCTAGGTCTTTGATGCGATCTAACAGCATATTTTGATATGTGTAGTCGCTCTTGCGGTATGGGGCTGTAATGCCCACAGTAGGTCTATCCATCATTAACTCCTGTTTAAAAAATATTAACTTTTCATCGCTCTCACAAATGCGGCATAACTTGCGGCTGTATCACCAAAAGGTAACTTAGCCAACTCAACCGCCACTTCCTCTAACACATCATTACGCAACAGTAACGGATCACTACTAACTGGTAACGAGCGTAGATTCTCTGTCAAATCCCTGACCAATGCCCTTTGAATACTGCCATCCGTAACACCAGTAGAAATCTTGCGTTGTTCAGCAAGGTATGTGCTATTTCTAATCTGGTCTGTCACATCAAACTCCAGTAAATCAAATGCTTGGTCAAGTTTGTCGTTCATTCTCTCACCCTAATCGTATCAACAATGTTTTGGGCTAGTCGTATGTCTTTAATCATGTTAAACAACAAAGAACACACAACATCTCTCTCATGTTCAGCACCAAGGTCAAAAGCATTTGCCATACCCGTGATGGTATTTTCTGAGCAAGCCGCCATGCGTAAGTGCTGAATCATCTCTGCTTTTGTCATTTGTTTCCCAATGATTTATATTCTGTTAAATAAATTTTCCCATCATGTGCATACCATTCAGTCACTATTCCTTCTGATACTTCCACAATCTTTTTTCCAACAAAAAACATTTTGATGCGCCACCAAAGTGTTGGTTTGTAAAAGCCCATGTATTTATTGTCAAATAACTCTTGGTATGTCATACAGACTCCCATTCCTTGTGCCATTGTGTTGTTATCTCCAACATTTCTTCCATTGCTTTGTTCTCGCAGTGGTTGTATTGCTTCTTGTTAATGTCGTAGGTGATGTGCTTGTCTTGCTCATCAAATACAGCAAAGTCAATCTCATAGTCATCGTTGTGGTCAGGATCGAGTTCCTCGCCAGGTGTCAGTATGTCAAAGCATACTAAGCACTCTCCGATTCCCTCCAAGTAGACGCAAATCTCATGTTGAAAATCTTTAGGTTTTACCGACATTGTTAACTCCTTTTTAAGTTGGTAATAGGATTGTCAAGGATTAAAAAAGTCCTGTGAACTAGGATAAACCCTATATTGACAAACTATTTTTAGAGTTAGCATAGGCTGTCAACAATCACAGAAGGACTGACATGGAACTCAAATTAGGACATACAACACTTTTAAAGAGGCTAGAACACTCTTCTTGCTCTCTCAAGGACTTCACCCATGCCACCCAAGCGGTAGGCAACCAAGGCTATCACTATGAACGCTATCTCAATGATTTAGAAAACTATGGATATGTGGTTTTGATAGGAGATTACTATCACATCACGGGATTTGGAGTGGCTAAATTGGAGGAGAAGAAGCGTCCTAGAGCCGTTGCCACCAAGATAAGCGCAGGCACAACCACAGAACTCTACGATGGGGCTGACCTGAAGCAAGGAAATCACAGGGTAGGGGCATTTGATTTCTTGAAATACCCTAGTAAATTAGGTGAGAATTTGGTTTATCCAAAACAATATGTATAATCCAACCCGTCTTGAGTGGCATCAGGACGTTGAACTGGTTATTAAACCCCGCAGGTTTCTGTGTGGTCTTGTCGTACAGCATGGCGAGCCTTTTGACCAGTTCAATCGTCTTGTTGTTGCTCATGCCAAGAGCCAAGACCACAGAGCATCTTGCGGGGTTTTTGCTTTTGGACAGCCTAATGCGGAACGTCGGTGGTTAGGCATGAGATACCCTGTAACACGAGCAAACCAGAGCAGGGAGAGTGGGCTAAGAATAGAACTCGGTGGTAGTGGCAAGAGCCTCGCGTATGCGCCTCAATGCCATGTAAGTCTGTTCAATGCTAAGTGATGACACGGCTCCGAAAGGCTACATCCAAAGCAAGAGCGAACCCTCATTTTGATGCGGTAAGGCTATGCTTTGTTCCAACACTCACCAAAAGGCTACATAGGGGTTACTAGATGAGAGTATGTAAGTGTGGAGGGATAGTAAGACAACATGAACTAACTGGTAACAGGGAGGCATGGACTTGTGGTAGTTGTGGTAGGTATCAAATTATTAAAAGGAGTGAAGAATGTTTGAACAATTCTGGACAGCATGGCCTAAAAGCCAACGAAAGGGTGGAAAAGCCACTTGCCAAGCAAAATGGGTCAAATTGAAACTGGACTTACAGGCTGACCAAATCATTAAGCACGTTGAATGGATGAAAACCACTGACCAATGGAAAAAGGGAGAAGGTGCGTTTATTCCCTCACCCTTGGTCTACATCAACCAAATGCGGTGGGATGGGGCTGAAATCCCTGATATGACTGTAAATGTCAATGTCAACTTTAAAGACCCCGCCTTGGCAAAGATTGAGGAAGACACAAGGAATGTTGCCCCAATGCCTAGTTTTGTTCGTGATTACATAGCAAAGTTGACCCGAAAATGACCATAAATGACGCAAACAGAATCCTTGACCGAATCAGAGAAGGCTACCCAATGCCCTTGGCTATCGCAACTCAAGCCCTACAACGGACAGGAGACATTCCTGCCTTTCCTGATAAACCATTACGCACTAATGGCAATGAACCCAAAGACGATAGAACAGGCGAGACACAGAACAGCAGAACTGAAGAAGGATTTTCCTACTCTCGGTATCTCGATAGCCAACAGAATCAAGGAATTAAAGAATGACTCCCTTAATTCGTGAAACTATAAAAATGGCTTTTGATGGTGGTATAGACCCTACTGATGTGCAATGGTTTGATTTATCTGATTATGTTACCGATAGAACTTATGCCGCAACCGAGCCATTGATGAAGTTGCGCCCACCATTTGAGAAAAGTATTGTTGTTTGGAGAGGAAAAACTGCTAATCATGTTTCATACAGCACCATTTTTATGGTTGTAGGAACAAACCCACAAGAAGGTATTGTTATATCTATGTGGCGTGGACAAACTGGCAAAATGCCAATTAAAAGCCCATCAATGGTTTACTTAGTTGATGGTGAAATGTTACGTTATGGCTCAATAGATGATGATGCTGAACTGCATCAAGCCTCGGCTGAAATGATGCTTGCATTTTGTGCTAATTGGCTTGAATCCATGTCCAAGTCAACACAAGCCCATAAACCCATTGTCAAGCCTACATTTACAAATCAACGTAAGCAATCCAAAGGGAAAATGCCAGCCTACGATTGGACGACAGTAGTTATTGAGCCAAGCACTGAAAGGTCACAGCACCAAGGCGGCACACACGCAAGTCCAAGGCAACACGACCGCAGAGGGCATTTACGAAGGTTATCAACAGGCAAGACTTGTTGGGTCAAAGCACACAAAGTAGGCGATGCCACAAAAGGCGTGATATTCCACGATTACAAAATTAAAGAGGTTTCAATATGAAATGCCCTAAATGCCAATCAGATAAAAACAGGATTACCGAGACAATCCAACATGAGGAATTCACCTATCGAAGGAGAATGTGCAATATGTGCTTCAAGTTATTCAGGACAAAAGAGGAAATATTCGCAGGTGTATTGCCACAAAAGCCCCGTAAATTGACAGAGCCAAAGCAAACAGAGTATCAAAAGCACTTTGCGACCGATTTGCTTAAAAGGTTCTGGAAATGAACCCATTTTTAATTAAAGAGCCAACCTGTATCAGTTTTTCAGGTGGTAGAACCTCTGCTTATATGCTGTGGCGGGTTTTACAGGCTCACGATATGAGCCTCCCGAGTGATGCTATGGTTTTGTTTTGCAATACAGGAAAAGAAGCAGAATCCACCCTGAAATTTGTGCATGATTGTGAGACAAATTGGGGTGTAAAAATCCATTGGCTCGAATACACGGCACAAGAACCAAAGGTTAGGGTTGTTGACTATCGCACAGCAAGTAGGGATGGACAGCCGTTTGAAGAAGTTATTAGGCTTAGAAAGATGCTTCCAAATGTCAGGGCTAGGTTTTGCACAGTAGAGTTAAAAATCCGAACCATGAGCCGTTTTACAAAGCAAATGGGATGGGATTCTTATGTTAATTTCATAGGAATAAGGGCAGATGAACCTAGACGGGTGGCAAAAATGCGCCCAGATAGCAAGAGAGAAGATACTGTGATGCCCTTGGCAATGGCTAAAGTTAGCAAGACAGATGTGTTGGAGTTTTGGAAAAATCAACCTTTTGATTTGGAATTGGAAGTAATAAATGGGGAAACCATAGAGGGAAACTGCGATTTATGTTTTCTCAAGGCAACACCAAAAATAATGACTTTGATAAAAAAAGAGCCTGAACGGGCTATTTGGTGGGCAAAACAAGAGGAATATGCTCAAACTGTAACAAATGGGGATGGAAACAGGTTTCGGATTGATAGGCCTAGATATGAAGAAATTTCCAATTTTATTGACAAACAAAGCGATATGTTCGATGAAAGCATAGAGTGTTTCTGTGGGGATTAAATGACTATTTTTATCGGTATAGACCCAGGCTCGGTTTCGGGTGCGGTGGGTGCTTTGCACTCAAACGGGGATTATTTGGATTCATTCATGATTGAACACCAAGACAAGCACATTCGTGCAATGGTGCTTAAAAACGCCTTATTAAGGGCTATTGACCCAAAGGAAGGCGCAGAGATAGCAATAGAAATGCTCTATTCACGCCCAAATCAATCATCAAGTGCCATGTGGACATTCGCAAGGGCAGTCGGTGCAATAACCGCCATTTGTGAATTAACTAACTATCCTTGCCACATGGTGCGCCCTCAAGTTTGGAAAAAGTTTTATCACATACATGACAAAGATGATTCGCTCGATATAGCCCGTATGTTTTGGCCTGAAGCCCCGTTAAAGCGAAAGAAGGACAACAACCTAGCAGAAGCCCTTTTAATCGGGGATTATTGGAGACAACAAGTAATGGGTTTAAGAGATGGCAAAAGCCCTACCAAATAGGCCAAAATATGACGATATGCATGGGCATTTATTCAAGTTAACAGAATCGGAACGTCATATTATCAAAACAATAGGCAAAGGGAACTATGCAGAAGGGGTAAGAATTTGCATAATGTGGGGCGCACATTTCTACAATCTTGGGCTTAATACTGAGATGGATTTAAAGCACATCGGCTTGGTTACAGTTTCCAGCACCGACAACTACCCGCACGAATAGGGCAAGAAGGGCATTAAAACACCCCTAGAAGGCTCTCAAAATTTTAGGGTGCTATGGTGGTGGCGTCATTGGGGCTTGAAGGGCTTAAAAATAGGCAAAGAAAAACCCGCACTAGGCGGGCTTAAATTGTGGGTTAAGGGATTATTTGCGTTTTAGGATAATTTGAAGGATAAGGGCTAGGGTTGCATAGATCATGCGTAGGCCGTCCAATGGCTAGAGGCGTAAACTGCTTTATCTGCAATTTTTGCAATAGGTTTCATGCGGTAGGCACTAGCAAAACTGTATATTCTGACTGCTGGCTCTTCCCCATAGGTAACTACTTTTTTTCGCATTGCGTCACCTTTGAAACTATCAACACACGGCACACATTCGCCCTGCATGGATAAAGTCTCTTCCGACATTTGGTGTATTTCTCGAATCTCTACAAAAGCCCCTAAAACCTTGGTGCATTGGTAAAAATCAATGTTTGTTTGGTCGTAGCCCCAAGAACAGCGAAAAACATCGCCTATTTGGACATTGTGAGGTTTATTGCGTTCTGCCTTGTATTTGGCTTTGCGTTCGTCCCATTGCATGAAACCCTCTAAAGTCTCTTCAATTTTGTTTTTAAGGCTTAATTCGTCTTTGAATCGATAATGCCAATCGGGTTTTGTGCGTTTGCCCCCGTAGGCAATGGCATAAATTCGCCCATTGTCTAAGGTAGTGCTGTAAACCTCAAAACCATATCGCTCGTCTTTGGCGGTCAATGTGTAACCGTTTGGAATCCATCGTTCTTTTTTCATGCTATTAACTCCTGTTTATTTACGTTTTAAGATTATTTGTAGAATTAGTGCAATAGTTGCATAAATCATGTAACTAATTCCATAATTCTAAATTCCTCAGATGTGTAAGGGCTTGCAATATTTCCATCTTGGTATTCCCTTAATTCCTCTTTTAAAAAGTCACTAAGGGCATTTTGTGCATCTTGGTAACTATCGAAAATGGTAGGGATTTCGTTTTCATCTTGGTCATAAGTTGTCCAAGTATTTACCCAATCGTCACACAATGTCAAATGTTGGATTTCGTATTTCATGCGTCTATCTCCTCAGAGTTTTCCTCTTTATATGCGTCAAACATGGATTGTGCTATCTGTCTCCAGTTAACAGCATCTAAAAAGGCCATTGCATAGTCAAATGTAAGCCCCTTAGTGCCTTCCATTTCTAGGATTTCAGTGGCATATTCTTTTAAACTATCGGCGGCCTCATAAACTTCCATGCCATCATCAAATTGGTCTAACCATGCGACACCATCAAAAATTTCTAGGTTAACTCTCCAAGTTTCATAGTTAGCCCAACCATTGTAAGTTTTATCAGTCATAGTAACTCCCATTTATATAAACATTAAAAAACCCCATGCCCTATAATTAAGGCATAGGCCATAAACCCCTAGTTTTAAGGGTTTACAGTCTAAGGGTTAGATTGTTGCAGTTTCAGTCTCTACGGCCTTAACAGTAGGTTTAAAACACCATTGTGGAATTGATACGCCGCCGCCGTCACGCATGGGCATAATAACGCCGATAAAGTTATCAACACCAATATTAACTAGGCCACTATTGTTGCCCCGTTGCAAAATGGATACAGTAGGCGTAGCACCTTTTTTACTTTCTTTTATATCGTGTGCGGCTTGGTGAAATGCTAAAACGTATTCAGGGTTATAGCAAGCGGGCGCAATATCATCATCTTTTAAAACTAAGGGCAACACTCTATCGCAATCGGGAAATGCCCCGTCTAATGCTTGGAATGTTTGTTCACCAGTAGGCGTTATAACGTGTATTTTTACGCCGTCAATAGTGAAATGCAATATTTCATTGGCATTTCTAGCAGTTCCAATAAGGGTTTTTAGTGCGTCATTACCGATAATAACGCTACATTTCTCCCTTGGTGCGTCATCTATCAACAAACGCCCTAGCATATGCCCGTTTGTAGATTCTAGATAAGTGCCCCGATTATTTTGCACTACATGGATACCGCATAGGTAATAACGTATGTCCTTAGTAGAACTAAAACGATTAAGGGCTTTTAACTCTTTACGCATAACTGAAAATTTCATATTGACACCTATTTAAAAACCCTAGGGAAATTCCTAGGCCACTAACCCCTAGTTAAAAGGGTTAGCAGTCTAAGTGATTAAGGGTAATTAGAGGGTTTATAGAGGGATAAACCAGTTAAACGATAGCAGTTACCATTTTGTAATTGCACGTCAATCGTGCCAAATGGGTGAATTTTTAGAACTAATACAGTTCTAATTTTGCCAAATATGGGCATTTTATAAGTTTGATTTTCTACCAGTTCCATGTAACACCTTTTAAAAAGTTAAACAATCAAAGTATGCAAGCAGTAGGATAACCCATGCTATACAAAAAACAAGGCCACAAATAGTTTCATATAAGAATTGACGCATAGTTAACACCTATTAAGAATTTTTAGCCAATAGATTAAAAGATTTTAGGTAATCCCTTGCCCCTTGGTAAGTATCGGCCATGATTTTGTCGCATAGTTCACCATTTTTATACAGTTTGACAATGTAATAACCATTGTATGCAATACGTTCAAACGTAGTGTAATTCCCGTTTTTTTGTTCAGTGATTTTCATTTTTAACACCTATTAAATTAGTTGATTGAGATTGATAGTTTAGGGATTGTTAGCCCCTAAACAATAGGGATAAACCCTTGTTATCGGTAAAAATAAGATTGTGCATTTTGTATACAATCTCTAGGGTTAGCCCCATAATATTTTCTACCAGTAATATAACCAGTTACAAACCAGTAACCAGTAATCGGGCATTTTGTAGGTTTCATTAATTGCCCCTATTAGACTTTATTAGCCCATTCAAGGCCACTAGGTGTAGCATGGTAAACGTGACTTTCATAATCATGCGTTAAAAATCCATGTTTAACCAGAGTATCCATAATGGATTGAAACTGATTAAGACTAGCCCCATGCCCCATTAGTGCACTATAAATAACGCCACTTGGTGCACCGATAGAATCAATATTGCATGATTCAATAATGCCCTTACCTATGCTTTGCAATGCTTTAATTTGATTGTTTGTCATGTAACGCCTATTAAAAAAGATTAAGAAAACCCTAGATTGTGAAACCTAGGCAAATAACCCCTAGAGTAAACCAAGGGTTATAAACCTATGCTTTACTGAATAGAATCAGTTTGCGAAATATGGAAAACCGATACACTACGCACTAACTTGCTAGGTTTACCCGTTTCCTTGCTTTCAGTATCTACCCATGTAACGCACTTAACACCAGTTTCACCCTTACGCACTTGTCTACCAAGGGCTAACCATGCTTTGTAGGTGAAAACGTTTTCCCTAGGGATAATGTCATTGTGTGCGATACCCTTAGATGCAAAACCACTAAGGATAGTTTGATAGTTAAGTAATGAATCCCCATGCTTTGCACGATTAAGGGATTCTAGAGATTGTGTTTGTTTATCCATATTGACACCTATTAAGTTAGTTAAAAACACACTGATTATTTGTTAACCAGTGCTACTAATATAACGTCACCACTACAATAAAGTAACTAGGACAAACCCTAAGTTATCTAAAATAATTCCTATCAGTTCCACTATATTGATAGTCAATTACTATTGTAATACTTTCTTACTTATGCTTGGATTGTATGCAATATCAGTATACAGTTTGACTAGTTGCACTGTAATGGTGCATCACCCATATGCGAACGATTCTCATTTGCAATTACTTAATGCTAGTAGTTCTCATTCGCGTTTACCTTAATGCGAGTGATTCTTATTCGTATCTTGCTTATGTTAGTTAGTGCTTACTTATGTATGGGGGGGAGGGGGTAGTCGTGCTGTGGAATATTTGTGGGTACATCCCATCCACAAGTAAAGGAAAATGGGAAATCTATACAGGTTAAGCAGGACGTGTATAGCAAAGTAGGTAAGCCGACTTGCTAGGTTTGTCTAAGGATGAGTTTAGGGAACCCGTGTATACAGGTAGTCCTTCAAAAGAAGGGAGCCTCTCGTTTATCTTGGTTACTGGTTTACTTTGCTTGTCATCGCAAGTCAGTTCACGCTACACGTCCCGTTCATCTTGTTCCCTTCTCATCACGAGGGAGGAGTGACTACTTGATGACCACATGATTCACCTGTTTATCCTACTTGGTCGGCTCAACCGCATAGAGGGATGGGTTCTGATCCCCGTGGAGTGATGACACTATATCAGGGATTACCCTATTGTTCAACAAATAAATCTAGACGATAATGAATGAAGGCAACTTCCCTATTGTGGACAAAAGTACATGAATCAAACTAAACCCCGTGGTAGACCTCCTTTGGATGTCAACAACTTGGCAAAGCCAAGAGGTAGACCAAAAGGTGCTACTAACAAACAGTTCTCCCTTACCAGTTATGCTGATAAGCCTGAACTCATCACTCTACCCAAGACTGAGACTGCCCAACTCAAAGAATTAAAGAATCTCCTGATAAACAGTGCAGGTTCTAGAGTTGTCCACAAGGCGGTAGAGATAGCCATGAATGACGAACACCCTGCCCAACTAGCCGCCATTAAGTTGTGCATGGACAGAATGTTGCCTGTCTCTATGTTTGAGAAAGAAGGCAAGTCCCGTAGTGCTGTAAATATTACGATTACAGGCATTGGTGGAGTAGCAATAGAACAGCCACCCATTGACAATGCAGAGGATGCTAGTTACACTATGAAGAATAGTGAACAGGAATAACAATGAAAGCAACTCTGAGCCTTGATGTTTTAAAAAACAATGTCTTATACGATAAAGATACTGGCATTTTTACTAGAACAAAAAATCATCCAAAAAGAAAGTATTTGGTTGGATCGGTAACTGGAGTGCCAAGACCTGATGGATATGTTCAAGTAATGATTGAGGGGAAATTGTTTCTTGCTCATAGACTTGCTTGGTTATATGTTTATGGTGAACTCCCAAAAAACAACATTGATCACATTAACGGAATAAAAAACGACAATAGGATAGAAAATCTTAGGGATGTAAAACAAAGAATAAATGTAGAGAATTCAAAAAGAGCAAGAAAATCAAGTGTTTCTTCAAATAAATTAGGCGTAAGTTTTGCCAATAAAGGTAACAACATAGACAAGCCATTTAGGGCAAGAATTGTTGTAGACCATAAAGAAATACATTTAGGGACATTTTCAAACGAAGATGAGGCACATGAAGCATACCTGTTGGCTAAAAGAAAATACCATGAAGGTTGCACAATATGAGTGATCTCAATTTCCAACTTTTGCCGTGGCAGGAGGAGGTATTTAAAGACCAGACTCGCTTCAAGGTTATAGCGGCTGGGCGACGCTGTGGAAAGTCAAGACTTGCCGCCACAACTCTTATCATTGAGGCTTTAAAGTGTACTCAAGGTTCTGCTGTGCTTTATGTAGCCCCAACAAACGGACAAGCAAGGCAGATTATTTGGGACGTATTATTGGAACTAGGCAGGGAGGTAATTCAAAATGCCCACATCAACAATCAAAACATCACTACCATCAATGGAGCGACTATCTATGTCAGAGGAGCAGATAGACCAGACACGCTACGTGGAGTTTCACTCACCTATGCAGTCCTCGATGAAGTCGCAGACATCAAACCCGAAGCGTGGGAACAAGTTATCCGAGCCTCCCTCTCCGATAAAAAAGGTAGAGCCATGTTCATCGGAACCCCCAAAGGAAGAAACTGGTTTTACGATCTGTTTAGATTGGGCGAGAGCGCAGAGGACACCGACTGGAAGTCTTGGCACTTCACCACAAAAGACAACCCCCTGATTGACCCAACTGAGATTGAGTCTGCTAAGAAAACCCTGTCTACCTTTGCTTTCAAACAAGAATACATGGCTAGTTTCACCAATGCTGGTAGCGACATCTTTAAGGAAGAATGGATCAAATATGGGGAAGAACCCCAAGTTGGCAGTTATTACATAGCCATTGACTTAGCAGGATTTGAAGAGGTTGCCAAACAAGCGGCTAACTCCAAGAAGCGACTAGACGAGTCGGCTATCTCTGTGGTTAAGGTGACTGAGGATGGAAAATGGTGGGTAAAAGAGATAATTCATGGGCGTTGGGACATCCGTGAGACTGCGGCAAAGATACTGATGGTTATGCGAGACTATCGTCCAATTGCTGTTGGAATTGAGCGTGGAGCACTAAAAAACGCAGTTTTGCCATATTTAAGTGACTTAATGCGTAAAAATAATGTATATTCGCATATAGTTGACTTGACGCATGGCAACAGGAAAAAGGCTGACCGAATTATTTGGAGTCTCCAAGGGCGTTTTGAGCATGGGCGCATCATCTTGAATCAAGACGAAGATTGGGATGTTTTTCTTGACCAACTGTTGATGTTCCCTGCACAAGGCGTTCACGATGATTTGCCTGACTCACTCAGTTATCTTGACCAGTTAGCAGTCACTTCCTACTTTGAGGGAGATGAAGACGAAGACTGGCAACCAATGGATGTTATAGCGGGGTTTTAAATGGCAGATGGTTTGTTTGGTGGTGGAGGCGCATATTTTGGCAACCCCAATATTGCCAGACAAGGTATTCGTGCCAGAGAACTTGCTCAACAAAGAGATGTAAATACATTGCCTGATCCAAGAACATTTGGATTTGTAAGTGGTTTACTTGGAACTGCTCCTGACCAACTTGGCATGAGCGTCTTAAATCCTAATGCACAAATGGCTAAAGATGCGGCTTACTATGGATACCAAACAGGTAATGCTTTGCAAATTGCTCCCGTAGTAGCAGGAATTGCAAGGGGTGTTAAAGCCGTACCAGCAATGATTAACGAGATGCGCTCAACGCCTTTACCACTTGAGTGGTATCACGGAACATCTCCAGAAAGCGCACAAGCAATTCGTCAGTCAGGACAATTTAATCCTAATGCTGGCAAAAGAATGTATGAATATTCTGAATTAGGGCCAAATACTGTTTACTTTGCACCAGAAGGAAGTTGGTGGCTTGATCCTACAAAAGCAGAAGCAGGTAGGGCTATGTCCTATAAAGATCAAGTTTCCATGCGATTATCAAAAGACGCAAATGTAAAAGTCATTGATTCCCCTGCACAATTTGACAAAATAGCAAAATCTGTTGGTTATAAAGATGGTAAAGAGTTGCGTGATGCTCTTTGGGCAGACAATTTGGGAATAAGAAAAGAAGCCGAACAAGTTAGACAAGGAACATTTCAAGACTTTTTAACAAATAGATTAAACGATTTTAAAAGAGCAGACCCAACTGTAAATACACTTTCTGATGCCGCCCAAAGATATGGGATGTCTCCTGAAGATTGGTTAAATTTACAAAAAGAAGGATATGCTGAATTTGTTAATTTTGAAAGTCAATATGAAAAAGCAAATAAAGCAACACAAGACTTGCTAAAAAAAGGAATTGATGGGTTGTATTTTTCTCCAAAGTTTGCTGATAAAGCCTATAAACAAGAATATATGGGAACAGTTGCTGGCGATCAACTTGGAATTTTTAGACCAGAAATTGCAAAAGTCGTAGATAATCCTAGTATGTCTATGCCTACAAATCCAGCATACAAAGACCCATTTGCTGACACTACAAGGTAAATTATGGATAAAGAATTAGATCAAAACGAATTTGTAGAACCAACAGAGGCCGACAAAGACTTAGTTGCTTTTGTTGTTGACCATTGCGATAGATGGCGTGACTATCGAGATTCAAACTATCTCCAAAACTGGACAGAATACGAGCGTATCTTCCGTGGTGAGTGGGCTTTAGAAGACTCTACCCGTGAATCCGAGAGAAGCCGACTAATAACACCTGGCTCACAACAAGCCGTTGAAACCCGTCATGCTGAGATTATTGAAGCAATCTTTGGTCAAGGCGAATACTTTGATATCAAAGACGACATCCAAGACATTGATGGCAATCCAATGGATGTGGGCAAACTCCGTGAGCAACTCATGGAAGACTTCTCCAAAGACAAAGTAAGAAAATCTATCGATCAGATCGTTCTGATGGGAGAAATCTATGGCTCTGGCATAGGCGAAATCATCGTCAAGACAGAGAAAGAATACTACCCTGCGACTCAGCGAATTCCTAATGAGACTACCCAAGCCGCCATTGGCGTAATGGAAAAAGATCGCATTTCTGTGCGAATCAATCCTGTTAATCCTAAGAACTTCATCTTTGATCCTAATGGAACAAGTATTGAAGACTGCCTTGGCGTGGCTGTGGAGAAGTTTGTCTCCATGCACAAGATTGTTCAAGGCATTGAGGCAGGGGTGTATCGCAAAGTTGACATCGGTGAAGATGGCGATGACGAAGACCTTGAGCCTACCCAAGAGAATATGCAGTTTAAGGACAACAAGGTTCGCCTGTTGACTTACTACGGCCTAGTCCCAAGAGAGCATCTTGAGAATCTTGAAGAGCAAAAAGACATTGTTGACCTATTCCCTGAGAGTTCAGCCGCAGACGAGTACACAGACTTAGTTGAAGCCATCATTGTGATTGCCAACGATAACTTGTTACTCAAGGCAGAACCAAATCCTTACATGATGAAGGATCGCCCAATCATTACCTATCAAGCCGATACTGTGCCTAACCGCATTATGGGCAGAGGAACGATTGAGAAAGCCTACAATATGCAAAAGGCGATGGATGCACAAATCCGTAGCCATTTAGACTCTCTCGCCCTGACAACTAGCCCCATGATTGCTATGGACGCTACTCGTCTTCCACGGGGTGCTAAGTTTGAAGTCAAGCCAGGCAAAGCAATCCTTACCAATGGCGCACCTTCTGAGATTTTGATGCCATTCAAGTTTGGCACGACTGACCAAGGAAATATCCAAACTGCTACTGCTTTCCAAACGATGCTTTTACAGGCTACTGGTACTCTAGACTCACAAGGTTTAGTCTCTGCCGTAGCCCGTGATGGTGGTCAAGGCGGTATGTCTATGGCAATTGCCTCGATTATCAAAAAGTACAAACGCACTTTAGTGAACTTCCAAGAAGATTTCTTGATGCCGTTCATTAAAAAGGCGGCCTTCCGCTATATGCAGTTTGACCCAGAGCGTTATCCTTCTGTGGACATGAACTTCATTCCTACGGCTACGCTTGGCATTATTGCCCGTGAGTACGAACAACAGCAGTTCATTGGTCTATTGCAGACTTTAGGGCCAAATACCCCTGTTATGCCATTGATCTTGAAGGGCATTGTGGGTAACAGTTCGTTTACTAACCGATATGAACTGATGGATGCGTTGGAAAAGATGTCTGCACCTGATCCACAGGCGCAACAAATGCAACAAGCACAGCAACAATTGGCTATGCAAGCGGCACAAGCACAGATTGCAGTCAGTACAACTCAGGCAGAACAAAATCGGGCTGAAGCGACTAAGACAATGATGGAAGCGCAGTTAATGCCTGAAGAAATCAAGGCTAAAGTGATTGCATCTACCACCAATAATCTGCCAAACCAAGACGAATTAGCATCTAAAGAGTTTGATAAACGAGTTAAGATTGCTGAATTGATGCTTAAAGAGAAAGACATCTCTAATAAAGGCAAGATTGTTGAATTGCAGATGGCTGATAAGGTCAATGCACAGTCAAAAGTTAAGCAAGATTTCCTTACCAAACTGACGGATGGTCTAAAGCAAAATGGCTAACATCAAGGAACTGATCCAAAGCATTGAGTCTCTTGATTCCTCATTTGACGAGAAGTTAGCCGCTATCAATCAGATGGAAGAAACTCTTGTGGCTATGCGCCAGCAAGAAGAAACTGCCGTTCAAGAAAATGTTGACTTGATTGTTGAAGCCATCAAAGTGATGGAAGATAAAGTTAGTGCCCAATTAGAGATTGCCAAGTCTATTGTTCCTGAAAAGGGTGATAAGGGAGATAGAGGCTTAGATGGTAAGCAAGGCAAAGATGGTCGTGATGGCAAAGATGGTAAAGACGGGATAAATGGTAAAGACGGAGCAGATGGTAAAGATGGTGTTTCTGTAACGGATGCCAAGATTGACTTTGATGGTTCGTTGGTTATTACTTTGTCAACAGGACAAGAGATAAATGTAGGAGAAGTCGTTGCTCCTGAGTTACAAGAAAAGATTAAGTTAGTTACTTCTGGTGGCGCAGGTACTGTTTTGCCAAGTCAAACAGGCAATGCCAATAAATATCTAAAGACAGATGGAACAAACTTATCTTGGTCGGCTGGTGATGGCACAGGTACTGTAACTAGCGTTTCAGCACTTACATTAGGAACAACAGGAACTGATTTAAGTTCTACTGTTGCTAATGGAACTACAACTCCAGTAATTACTTTAAATGTACCTACTGCATCGGCTACAAATCGTGGCGTATTAAGTTCATCAGATTGGACAACATTTAATAACAAAGGTAGCGGAACAGTTACAAGTGTTGGTGGAACAGGCACAGTCAACGGCATTACATTAACAGGCACAGTTACATCAAGTGGTAATTTAACCCTCGGTGGAACATTAGCAAATGTAAGTCTTGCAACACAAGTAACTGGTAATTTGCCTGTTACTAATTTAGGTAGTGGCACATCTGCATCTGCTACAACTTTTTGGCGTGGCGATGGCACATGGGCAACACCTAGTGGTGGAGGTAGTGGTGGCTTAACTTGGGCGGCAGTTCAAACGGCAAACTTTACTGCGTCTGCGGGGAGTGCTTATCCAGTAAATACCACATCAGGTGCGATTACAGTTACTTTGCCTGCATCACCAACCGCAGGTCAGTTTGTGACGATTGTTGATTATGCTGGTACTTCTGCTACCAATAGTATTTTAATAAATCCTAATGGAAACAAAATACAAGGAATTACTGGCAATTCATCTATTGTAGTAAACAGGCAGGCACTTAATTTTGTTTATATAGATTCCACACAAGGTTGGCTTTCTTATGCTCAACAATATGCGCCAGCAAGTGCCGCACCTTATACCGCTTCTTATCTATTAGTGGCTGGCGGTGGTGGAAGTGCGGCACAAGGCGGTGGTGGTGCTGGTGGACTTTTATCAGGAACAACAACTTTTGTTGGGAATGTAACTTATACAGTAACAGTGGGTGCTGGTGGTGCAGGTGCAGGAACTAGTGCGCCTGGTACAAATGGTGTTAATTCATCTTTAGGCTCTTTAACTGCGGCTGTTGGTGGCGGTGGCGGTGGATATGGTGCTGCTGGTGGAAGTAATGGTTTGTCTGGAGGTAGTGGTGGAGGGGCGGCAAATAGTTATCCTAATGCGGCAAGTGGAACGCCAGGCTCTGGAACTTCAGGTCAAGGTAATGCTGGTGGGTCGGCTGTAACTGGTTCGCCTTATGGCGCTGGCGGTGGCGGAGGTGCTGGTGCAGTTGGTGGTAATGCTTCTGGAAGTGTTGCTGGTAGTGGTGGTGTTGGATTAACAACAACTTTAATTACAACAGCACAAGCAACATCTGCATCCGTAGGACAAGTAGTTAGTTCATCAGTTTATTTTGCTGGCGGTGGTGGTGGTGGACAATACAACAGCCCAACGGCTGGTACGGGAGGTTCTGGTGGTGGTGGTGCTGGAACTTATGGAACTACAACAAGCGGTACTGCTGGGACTGCAAATAGTGGTGGTGGCGGTGGTGGTGGTGGATTAACAGGTTCATCTGGCGGTTCTGGATGTGTTTTGATTTCTGTTCCTAGTGCTAATTATTCTGGTACTACAACAGGTTCTCCAACTGTTGTAACCAATGGCTCTAACACAGTTATGATTTTTAAATCATCAGGGAGTTACACAGCATGAGCCATTACGCTAAAGTTCTTAATGGGATTGTTCAACAAGTCATTGTTGCAGAGGCTGAGTTTTTCCAAACATTTGTGGACACAAGTCCTGGCGATTGGATTCAGACTTCTTACAACACTTATGGTGGTCAGCATAGAAATGGCGGTACGCCTTTGCGTAAGAACTACGCAGGTATTGGCTTTACTTATGACCGCACAAAAGACGCATTTATTCCACCTAAACCCTTTGCTTCATGGACATTAAATGAAGAAACTTGTTTATGGGATGCGCCAACTCCAATGCCAACAGACGGCAAATTCTATGAATGGGATGAGACTACAACATCATGGAAAGAAAGATAAAAACTGTTGATGAGCAACAAGCAGAAATCTTCATGGCATTTGCCAAAAAAAGACTAAAAGACAACCTACAAAAGATTGAATACATGACCCCTGAACTGCAACGCTACTATGAAAACCGCTTTGACATGATGTCAAGGGAGGGGTGGAAGGACTTAATGGAGGATATTGACAACATGATAAATTCGTTGAACAATATTAGTACAATCCCTGATGAAAAAAGCCTACAATTCAAAAAAGGCGAACTTTCTATCCTAGTCTGGCTGAAAACCTTGAGACAGGTCAGCACACAAGCATACGAGGAATTGAATGAAAAGAATGTTTGATTTTGCCTGTGAAAACGGGCATAAAACCGAAAAACTTTGTGATTATGAGGCGCAGAGTTTTAGGTGTGAATGTGGGGAGATTACTTCCCGTGTTCTAAGTGCTACTGCGATTAAGTTGGAGGGATGGTCGGGGAGTTTCCCTGGGGCGGCAAACAAATTTGACCGCATCCATCGTGAAAAACTAGCCGCAGAGCAAAAAGCGAACTCATAAACAAGATGTTGTCGAGTTCATGTGTATCTCCTAGAACCCATTAGTGGCAGGAAAAGGAAACAGTATGTTAGTAGACCAAGAAGACGAGATGCCTAGCGAGTTAGAGGCTGAAGAAACGAAGATTGAAGACCATAATGCGATAGAAGATTCTAAGATTCCTGATAAATATAGGAATAAATCATTAGAAGACGTTATCAAGATGCACCAAGAGGTTGAAAAACTGGTTGGTCGTCAAGCACAAGAGGTTGGAGAGGTTCGCAAATTAGCCGATGAATTGATTAAGCAAAATCTCGGACAGAAAGTCCAACACGCTGAAGTTGAGCCTGAAGTAGACTTTTTTGAGAATCCTCAGAGAGCAATTCAGAACACAGTTGATAGACATCCCGATGTTTTAGCGGCTAAACAAGCGGCTAATGACTTCAAAAGGATGCAGATTCAGCAGAAGTTATCGCAAGAGCACCCTGATTTTCAGCAGATTTCTGCTGATCCAGAGTTCGTAAATTGGGTTAAATCCTCAAATGTACGAATGGGGCTGTATGCAAAGGCTGATGGTGAGTTTGACTACGATAGTGCCAATGAGTTGTTATCTACCTTCAAAGAGTTGCGTGGCGTTAAGACTAAGAAAGTGGCTTCTGACGGAGAGTCAAGTCGCAAGAGCAGTCTAAAAGCCGCCGCAGTTGATGTTGGTGGATCAGGAGAATCTGGCAAGCGTACTTACAGGAGGGCTGACCTAATTCGGCTAAAAATGAGTGACCCAGACAGATATGACGCATTATCTCCAGAGATTATGTTGGCGTATCAAGAAGGTCGAGTAAAGTAACTAATTGATTCT